TTAATAACCATCCGATCCAACTGCGTGGGGCATGGATGGGGCAAACTCACTTAATTTCTGGTTGAGGATGAGTACCTGGTCCTGGTTATTTTCAGCCATCCAGGATCCGTACACCCGATAAACCATTTGCGCGTCAGTGTGACCCATTTGCTTCGCGATGAAGTTCGGGTTGGCACCGGCAGCTAACGACCAGCATGCATACGTATGTCGGGACTGGTATGCTTTGCGATAGCGAATCCCGGCGCGTCGCATTGCGGCTTCCCACGACTGGTTAATCGACCCCACTGCGTAATGATGCCCGGCACGGCCATTACGTGATGCGATCTGCGGGTTGAACACGAACGTGCACGGATGCACATCAGTACGGCCATACTCGCGCAGTTTCACCTCAACCTGATACTGCTTACCTAGGCGTGTTAGTTCTGCCTGGCTCTTCAGTACGTCGATAGCTGGCTGAATGAGGTTGATGATGCGGTCCGTTCCGGCCTCCGTCTTCGGAAGGGTGAACTCCTTCGTTAACGTGTGGTTCCGGCGGATCATCATCGTACCCGCTTTCAGGTCGATATCTTCCCAGGCCAGCGAAACGAGTTCGCCGTGGCGCACGCCGGTGTAGACGGCAAGAGACCACATGTTTTTCAGTTGCTGGTGGGCGCAGGCGTTAATCATCCTGACAAACTCATCGCGCGTCAGCGGGTCCGGTTCGCAGCGAGACCGCTTAAGCATGGCGATTCCGGTAAACGGATTCACCCGGACATATCCACTATCGGCGGCAAACTTAAACATGCCCCCCATAATCTTCATGTAGTTGTTGACCGTTCTTACGGAACGACCTTTAATCGGCGTTTTCTGTCCCGCCTTCAGGGTGTGATAACCGGTCAGCAATTCCTTTCTGATAAACAGCAGATCTTCCTGCGTCACCGCAGATACCAGCCTGTCACCGCCGATCCTTGGCACCATGTTGCGCGCTATAGATGAATAGCGAGACATCGCGTTGGTGCTGATCTCCATGCGCTTCAGTTCAAGCCACTTATTCGCCAACCCCAGCACGGTGATTTCCTTACTCTCTACGCCAAATCTTTTCAGGTTAGGTGAGTCAGGGAATTGGGCCGCATAGTTGAAGTTGCCAGTTTTAATCGAAAAGCACACCGACGCGCGCAACTCGCCAGCGACCTTTCTGTTTTTTGGTGTATCGGGCACGCCGAGGCTTTCACGAACCCGGCTGCCTTTATAGATGAACCATATGCGGAGCGTACCGCCATGGTTCTCCACGCCTGTTGGGTATGCTGACTTAGCCATTATTCCCTCCTGACGTCCAAGAGCCCGCTAAGCATAAACGGATCTTCATTGGCGCGCACCCGGCTGTTTCTTTGACATGCTCTCAACCCACTGGTCGACAGCCTTACGGTTGTACATGCATTCGCTGTTCTTCTTCGGTACGCCGTCCGGGGAGACATGCAGATATTCCCGTCCGACCATCCAGCATTTTTTGCGGGCCCGCTCGATAGTACCCGGGCGAAGGCCGGTAATCTCTACGAGCTTTTCTTCGGTTACCCAGTCGTTGGGCACAATTAAGGTCATTTCGCTCATGGGTGTCTCCAGGCAATAAAAAACCGCCACAATGGGCGGTTTATTTTCTAACTCTAAATTTCACCGTAACTGTTTTTTATAGAACTCTGATATAGATCGCATTTTTTCCAATGGTACGACATTCGAAAATTCTTTATTTTTCCCATCAATCTTTAAATCTTCAAATATTGAAGGGTGGAGGGAGTATACGAAGTATTCCTTGAAGTTAATTTTCTTCACATTGTTGGTATTTATAAAGAAATCATACTTCAGAAGATGTTTGTAGCGTTTATCAATTCTTTTAATATCTGCAATGGAAAGATAAAGCAAAGAAATTATTCTAAGTGTCTCTCCAATGTTTTCCTCTTTTAAAGGCACTTTATAATTATGTCTTACGACAATTGCATTACATTCATCTGCTTTTTTTGTGAGTGAGTCAATAATTTGCTTATCTAAAGCATCACTTCTATTTTGATAACCTACATAAGCATTGATTGCAGCGGCTATTGCTGCACAAGAGGCTGCAATAGCTGAGAAAGTAGCGGGCTCTAACATTGATCTTCTCTTTTTATGGATGAATATATGTAGTTTACTATAACCATTACCTTATATGAATGTAAGTACGCTTACAACTACTCATAAAGACATTAATATGATGTTTTTTTCAAGTTAGGGCTGCTTATCTTGTCACTTTCAAATCCCATGGTATAGCAGGGGTAGGATATTTTATCAGGATATCTAGCAATGATTACCCGATTGTACGTTGCGTTTAGGATGGAAAACGGTAATGATCTGTTCGTGCATCATTTCTTCAAGAGCACTGACTTGATCGATTATTCATTCATGTTCACACCCAGCTTACTTGTCACGTTGCGTATAACGGCGCTTATACGTAATGCTTGCAGGTGCCGATCGACGAAGCGGTAGGGATATGATTTCCCTTCCGCAGTGGCTATGCATTCTGATTCATTTAAAACATCTCGGACGTAAATCTTAATGAGATGGATTGGATTATCGCCGATTTTGTTGAGGACTAGACGATCCAGTTCTAAATATTTGCTCATTGCTCGGTTCCAAACCGCCCATTTAGGCGGCCAGTTTTAACGACAAACTCCAGGGGGCTAACTCCCAGAGCTTCAATTTTCTTGTGATGCTTGTTGATGATGGGGGGCACAGTTTCGTTCCAGTTAGGCTTTGGCTTCTTGCGCATGGCCTGCTGTATTTCCTCGGTGCAGCGGCGGCAGGCTGCTCGGATGGCGTTTTCATTTGCTGGCGTCATGCGGCCTCCGTCATCTTTTTGAAGGAATGAGCAATACGGGCAGAAGCAATGGTTACGTAATCCGGGTTAAGGTCGATGCCGATGAAGTTAAACCCTTCCTCTAAAGCTGCCCGGCCTGTGCTCCCGCTTCCCATCCACGGATCAAGCACGGTACCGCCAGGCGGAGTAATCAGCCTGCAGAGATAACTCATAAGAGCGATCGGCTTAACGGTAGGGTGGTTGTTCTTCGCGCCACTGGTACGCCCGGCACCGGCGCGCGCATCATTAATGCCGACGCTTCCTTCTTTGCGTCCGCCGGTCATGTCGCTGGCTGACGTCGCGATAAATCTCTCGAGGCCTTCATCGCGCTCTTTAGGTTTGACCTTGGCGCAGTAGAAGAAGCGGGCAGCGCTCTTGCTGCTATCGATGCGTGGAGTTGACTCGTGCCGCCGGTCCATTTGCCCATAGCAATTCGCCGCACCCATTTTCGAGCTGGGCTCATTGCCGTTAAGCGCTCCTTGTTGGCCTTTCGCATCCGGGAACGCTGAAACGACAACATCACTTCCGTCGTGAATTATGTTTGCTGGCCAGCGCCCCTCTGGTGCCTGCTCGTAATCGGCAACAGGTTCGGTACCATCGCGCTGGTGTGAAAGAAGACCGCCAGCACCACCATTTAGCGCCTCGTCGGTAGGGATGCGGCAGGCATTGATATTGATCGCCCCGGTACCGTGCTCAGCCATGTTCGCCGACACCGTGTTTTTGAATGGTTTGCGCGCCATGACGATTGGCTCATGGGCTGGTTTCAAGGCGGTACCCCAGCCATTAAAATCACCATCTAGGTTATGCGACTTGGGGAAGCCGCTGCCGTAAATCCAGAGTATTTGGTCGCGGATTTCGAAACCGGCATCCTCAGCATTTACCACAAGTCGGTGATAGGTTCGCGAACCGCCGAACGCCAGAAGATGGCCGCCAGGCTTGAGAACGCGCAGGCATTCCTGCCACTGCTCAACTGTCGGGACGTCGTAATCCCATTTGTGGTTCATGAAGCTCAGACCATACGGTGGGTCCGTCACGATGGCGTCAACTGAGTTATCCGGGAGCGTTTTCAGGACGTCTTCGCAACGCCCGACGTGGAGTTGATAGGTCATGCCGCCTCCTGCCTTTCCCGATATTCCTCAGCGAGCCGCTGCGCCTTTAATGGATTGCTGACCACTTCACCCCATGGCATTAGCCAGCCGTTACCAATGAAGGGAAGGCGCAGTGTGCCAACCCTGATGTCGTCGTGAGCGTGAGTCATAGGATGGACTCCATTTCGTCGATGTAGATGCCCTGAGCAATCAGGCGGCGACGGCGGGCGGCACGCGCAATGCACTCCTGCCGTCTGCCTTCTTGCGACTGCTCTATTGCGCGCCGGGTGAACAGCCGCGATTTACCCTGCGGCGTTACGACCTTTGGCTTCGTAAGGAGGTCGAAAGCGCGGTCGCAGATGCCGTCCTCGTTGATCCATTTTTCCGACTCAACGATCTGAGCTATCTGTCCGGAGCCGCGGGTAATGCCGTTGGCGACCCGGTTAAATTCGATGAGCGTTACGCCAAACTTCTCGGCGATTTCGCTACCGGTGACCGGGCGGCCGCGCGTCTGAATCATCCAGATAACGCGCTCACGGAGGCCGGAGAATTGCCCGGTTCGCCCGGGCCTGCGGTAGAAAGGTGTGCGTTTCATTTCCACTGTTCCCCAAACGTGAATCCGATCTCCGCCAGCGCCTCGTCCATCTTCTCAATGAACTCCGGCACCATTTCGTTGAAGTCGGACATGTACTGCGGATCCCGCTCAACGACGACGTGGTGAATACCTTCGCGCTTCATGCGCGGGTCATAGTTGGCAAAGAACCAGGCGTCTTTGCCGGTCACCCACATGCTGTACTGCACCTGGGCCATGTACTCGGACTTAATGGCTTCGAATCCACCCAAGCGGAATTTCATGAAGTCGCGGGAGGTGAATGGGCATTTCAATTCGAGGCCGAAATTGTTACTGCAAAGGCCGTCAGGGGAGCACGCGGTGCGCATGCTCTCGTCACGGAACAGGATCGGAGACTCCGTGACTTTCACGTCGGTGGTGAACTCGAAGAGGGTGCGGGCGTCTTCCTCGTACTGCTTACCCCAGGCCAGAGCCTTGGCGTTAACCTCTGGCGCGACGCCGGTGCATACCTCGGCGAGTAGGGTGTGGAAGTAGGACATCTTCATGCCCGTCCATTTGGTGCCAGAGCGCGGCTTGGAAATGACGTTGTGCACTTCGGAGGCTGTGATAACGCCGAGGCGCAGCCGGTGCCACGCCTCATCGCCCTGTTGGATCGTGGTTACGTCAATGCCAGTCCGGGACAGGATAATTTCGGGTGTCATGCTGCCGCCTTAGCTTTTTTCTGAAGGAAGTTGAACCCTTTCTGTGCCTCTTCTTCAGTGAGGTCTGACGCCTCAAGAATTGGCCGTTTGAAGATGTCGCTGCACACAGGGAGGAAGTCTTTCTCCCAGTCTTTATCCAGGGTCATTAAGAGATCGGTAATCGCCTGCAGCGTTTCTTCGCTTGCTGCTGGTGGAAGTGCTTCAGTGGTGTTGCGCGGCGTGACGTCACGGATATCAACGTCCAGTGATTTGCCTTCCATTTCTTCGGCGGTAGGCTGCTGTCCAATCTCAGGCCATGCCTTACGCAACGCCTGGGCTTCTGCGCATTTCGCCAGCTGGCCGTATGGGCGCTTTTTCCACATTGCATTCGGCGCCGTGGTGTCGCGGCCGCCGGTGGCGTAGTTTTCAATCCAGTATTCTTTGGCGCTGAACTCGACGATCTCTCCGCTGGGCATGCGCTTGTAGACGGTATATTTGCACCACTGAGGGAAGGTCACCTCGACACCAGTAAGCGTCAGAGTTACGTCTGGCCCGAACTCGGGCTCGCGGGCCCCGGCATAATCGCCGGAGCGATCCGCCTGAATCCGGTAAAGCCCGATACCCGGCATGACCACGTCACGCCATTCACTCTTACCTGTTCTCGAGTCTTTGACGCTCATCGGCACGAGATGGACAGGCTTCAGTAGAGGATCCAACTGGCGGGCGCGGCAGTAATCGAGCGCCATCATTACCGATTCGTCTTTTGCGCCAGGGTAGATACTGTTCTTCAGCGCGCTCCAGGTAGCGACATCGATACCTTTTTCCGCCAGCGTACTCGCTGTGATTGTTAATTCGTTTGCCATCGTTAATCCCCTCAAAAATTAAAACGGGCAGCCGGTACGGTGTTCCCAGTCGTATTCCGCCTGGGCGTAAGCTACTGCCGAAATGAAATCGTTGTACGCCTCGCCAGCTTTATCGCTGCGAAGTCCTTCGTATGGACTGGCGTCAATCGGTACGGAGAAGTGGAAGAGGCCGGACGGCTCTTTTGGCATCATGTCGATGATTTGCTGTGCCCGGTCGTCGACCCACTTCTCTTTCTCATCATCGAGCTGTTGCTCAGCCCAGCGCCGATCTTCGATGCGGTCGTAAGTGAGGTATGCGTTCATGGCTGAACTCCTGAAATTTGGATGTGCAGATCCCGCCCGCAGAAAGCCAGGCCGATCGGTCGAACAGGGTGGTTGGTATCAGTGAACCATTGGCTCGCCGCGCTCATTCAGCAGCACAACGACGGAATCACTTTTGATGATGGTTTTTTCGAAGATGTTGAAGGCGTACAGGCCTTTCTCAACGTTCGCAGAGGCGCGATAAGTTTTACCGTGGTGTTGCAGCATTGTGCCCGGTAAAACCTCGCTACGTGGCACTGATGCTGTTCCGTAGTGCATTCCAATCATACCTTCACCTCAACCTGTTCCAGGAGGCCAGCGATATGCATCTGCCAGCGGTTCAGCACCAGTTTTTCCCGCGGTGCCGATACCGATGTCAGTTTCCACTCGTTATCGTTGAGCTTTTTGGCGGTGTACTGCTTGCCGTTGTGGGTGACTGTCATGACGGCTCACCCTGTTTCAGGCTTTCCAGATATTCACGCGGGTCGTCGTAATACTCGCTGTACCAGTCAACCCAGCGGTCGGTGAGCTCCATATCAGCCATTTCTTCATCGGTCAGGCTTTCATCCCAAATCTGCAAGCCATTTGCGTTGCAGTAATCAGGCTTGATGTTGTTTTCGTACTGAAAAATGTCGTAATCAGCCAGGGCATCCATCAGGCGGACGCCTTCTTCCACGCTCTGTACTTCAACGGTGAATGCCTTCATTGGTACTTGTGGGATGTGCCAAACTCGTAATTTGCTCATAATCATCTCCGCGCTTAAGGCCGCGCCGCCGAACGGTTAATACAAGACTTCAACGCATTTATTCAGTGTTTCAATGGGCGGTGGATGGCCGCCGGTTGTCATAAAAAACCGACCAAATGTGTCGGTTTAGCAATTCATTTAATCGAGCGAATTTTCGTGAGTAGGCTGTCGTAAAGTTGAGGGTGTATCTCGTCGCAGATTGGTTTGAATTGCTCAGCAAGCTTCAGCTTTGCATTGAGCCAAGCTACATACGCCTCTTCTTCAGTTTTATGCGTCCCGAGGTGTTGCTTCCTGCCTTTTCCAAGGCTGATACTTGCGCGATACGTACCAAGCCGATCGTCAAAGGCTGTGCCTATGGTCGAGTTGCCTCTTTTGGCCTCTCGACTAATGACAAAGTTGTTCAGAGCCTCAGGGACATAAAGGCAATGTTCTGGCGAGTAAATTTTATTGCCGGGGTGGAGAAGGTCTTTGTCTACAACCCAACCCTCACGAAAATTAGCTTTCCACCACTTGAAGAATCCTGAAAAATTCAACCATTCGTCTGTTACGCTGCACGACGCATATGTTGGAAATTTAAGGATGCTTTCTTTGCTGTAGCAGCGCTGAATGATGTTTTTCCAGGTTTTGTAACCTCTATGATGAAAGCATTTGCCATCAATTTTTAACTGAATACAAAAGTCAGCATCGTTTTTTCCTATGCCATAACAAAGTTGCCTTGGCTTAAGTCTTCTCTTTCTGCTTTCGAGAAGAAGGTCCGATTCTGAATTAGTCATCAATTACTCCTCGATGAAGCGACTGAGGTATGGAAAAGCCCTCCGGAGAGGGCTATGTGTTTCGCTTAATCATTGGGTAAGCCAGAGCAACTACACCGGCCACTAACACCCCGTCAGCCAGCATCGACATCAACTTCCCGGTGAAATCGACAGCAATCACCAGGAAGAGGAGGACGCAGATAATCAACCAGCGCAATTTATCCATCAGATATAAGCGTCGAGTGATAACTGAAGCGCCTGAGCAATTTTCTTCAGCTGTTTTTCTTCGTCTTCGCCGATGCCGTCGTTATCAGCTACGTCAAGGCACAGGCAGAGCACATCAACTGCGTCTGGCGTACCGGCCACATCTGCAAGTTCGCGCATTGCCTGGGCATTAGCAGAGCGAGGGGAAGCTTCGTACTGTGCGCGAATATTGCTGCTCATACTGGCGATCTCACCTGCGAAGGCAGAGAAAGCAGGTTTTGCCTGAATGGTTTTCTCCAGCGTTGCAATTTCTGACGCATCACAAGTTCCGTCTGCATAAGCGATCGAGTAACAGCCCCACACCGTTGCTTCAACAGCGTCGCGGTTTTCCATCTTCTTCACTTCGACGATCGCTTTACGTGCTTTTTTCTTAAACAGTCCGAACATTTGACTACCCTCTTGGTTAAAACCATCAAATTGATGGCGACATTTGACTTACCGCCAGCCCCTCGTAAAGAGCTGCTGGTAAAGCTTCCCCGATGTTCGGGAACTGAGCAGCAAACCATTCCGGTGCGGAGTCCTCTTCGTGTGCTATACCCGCCACGCGTTACACACCTGCCTCAATCCCATTGGGCGCCATTTCAATTTGCCAGGAGCGCTCCGGATGATTTGCTGCTTGACTGAATTCTTAATGAGCAGGCGACTTGCTGTCCGCCGCTGGCTAACTTCGCTCAGCTGTCGATGTTTCGTTTCGATGGATTAAAGATAACCTTAGTTATGAGTGATGGCAATAACCTAATTTATAATTATCATCACATAAGTTATAATGTACTGATAACTAAATGAATTTATTTTTGTAAAAAGGGGGTTTAGGAGGATTTATGGCAATAAAAAACCCCGCAGTGCGGGGTTGAGATAGGCTGTTCTGTCTTAATCATCAAAGGTATGGTCGACTGTAGAGGGTCCGCAACCATAAAATTTATCGCCAGCCTGGATGAGTAGTTTGTGCTTTGGTTCTGAAGGGGTGAATCTCGCAATCATAGAGCCACCGTTGAATTTGAATGAATACTCCTTTCCATCCCAACGCGGATTAGTCCCCATGTGAATGCTCCCCGCAATTACCATGGCCGGCGCCTTGCCAGTAATCATTGTCACATCATCCCAGACCATACAATTTGTCAGAAACGCGTGCTTCTCATTCATGAAATATGATTTGGCTTTTGATCCTGAAAGCTTCTGAACCTCAGCAATTTCTTTGTCTACTTTATTCAACTGGGCTACAGCTGCGTCCGGTTTACAGTTCACCCATTGCTCGGTTGTTTTAGCTATTCTGTCGGAGACAGCGAATTCAGTTTTCTGCTGATTAGCAGCGAATACCTTGGTCTTATCATCAACCATAAGCATCCCATTGTTTCCCATCCCGAGAAGAGGTGAGGTGACAAAACTGCCGTTAGGCCTGGTGGCTTTAAACGTTGCTCCGTCAAACTCTATGCGAGCCATGCCGCCAGGAATCATAGGAGCATTTGCTCCTTCTCTTAGATCTGACTTTGCATATTCACACCGTAAAATGTCAGAACTAAAGGCATTCACAGATACGGCCAGCAAAGGAAAAATTAATATTTTTAGCTTCATCCCTGTCCCCTGAATTACCAGATAGTAGATGTCCAGAACATGCGCCCGAGGATCTCTACACTTTCAATGTCTGCCTCTTCATCAGGGTATTCTTCACTGTTGAAGCTGCGAATCACAATACGAGTAGGGCTAACACGATAAATTGATTTTAGTCTCTTCCACCCATCCTGGCTGATTGCATAAACCTTGCCATCAACGATTTTTTTGTCGTTCGTGTTGATAGCGACCGTCGTCCCTTCCGGGATCATAGGCTCCATGCTATTTCCTGATGCCGGGAAGCACAGCACGCTATCTTTCTGGGCTCCCACCTTACGCAGGGTAGACTTCGCAAAACGAAGTTTGAATCCGTTATAGTCATCTTCCAAGCAGGAACCATCACCACAAGCAAGTTCTATGTCTTTCAGATATGGCACTTCGACCTCGTCATCTGGCAGATCTGTTTTGCTATCCCAAGCGTCAACTTTACCCCATTCCGATTCCGGTGGTATAGCGGAGTCCTTTCGTCCTTCGTCCTGCATTGAGCCTATGCCAGAACTGAGCCATTCCGGACGTACATTCAATGCATGAGCAAGCTCAACCATCTTACGGCTGCCTGTGGTTTTGCCTGATGTCATTTTCTGAATTGCAGGTTGAGATATGCCGACTTTCTCAGCCAGCTGCCCTTGGGATATGCCTGCGGCGCTCATCGCCGCGTTAAGTCGATCTGCGAATGTTTTCATAGCGCCAATATATAACTCAGGTTATGCAGAGTAAAATAACAAAGGTTATGGACAATGGTCATAACTTGGGTTATCTTTTCATTAATCCAGTAATCGGATAGGTAAAATCCATGAACAAAGTTATTCAACGAGCTTTAGAAATCGTTGGCAGCCAGAAGCGACTCGCAGATATTTGCGGCGTTAGCCAGCCAGCGGTTCACAAGTGGCTTAACGGTGGTTCCGTATCTCCGGAAAAAGTAACAGCCATCGTAAACGCTACTGGTGGCGAGATTAAGGCACACGAAATTCGACCTGATCTTCCCGACCTGTTTCCACACCCAGAGAACCATGCCGCTTAACGGCGGCCATAACCACGAAAGGGAAAGCAATGCATTCACTTGCGTATCAACACAATACCGGAATACACCCGGGAGCGGTGATAAATCGCGCTCAACCTAAAGCGGCGCCAGACCACGAAAAGATCCGCGATGCGGTCCGGGCATGGTCATCGGCGCTGGACAACCAGGATGTGGTTTCGGCGCTGATCATCAACGAATACCGGGAGCAGGGCGGGACCGCCATCAGCTTCCCGGAAGACATCAGCCGGGCGCGGCAGAAACTGTTTCGCTTCCTGGACAACCGTTTCGACTCCGAGCAGTACCGCGAGAACGTGCGCCAGCTGACGCCCGCAATCATGGCGGTACTGCCGGTTGAGTATCGCACTCGCCTGATCGGTGCCGATTGCAAAATGTCTCGTCTGGCTGAAGCTGAGAAAGAACTCGCCGAGGCTAAACAAGCCGTGCTGCTGGACGCTCCAGAGCATCAGAAGCTCAAAGAGGTAAGCGAGGGTATAGCGTCGCTGTTCCGCCTCATGCCGGAGCAGGTAGGACCGCTGATGACGATGGTGACGTCGATGTTGGGGGTTATGTGATGGGAAGTATCAAAAATGGCGAAAGCCAGTCTGCGTCAACAGAACTGGCCTTCAGATGCAAATCGTGTGCACTCATTGCAGGAGGAATAATGGCAAAAAATCCACGCTATTACCATACCGCTGTACATAAAAACATAACCCGCGACCGCTTCATCCGCTCGGTTAATCCGATTGTGGCAGAGAAGATGCGCGCCATTCTGGAAGAACTGAAACGTAAGGAGAGTGGCCGTGGGTAACGTATCCAATTTAGCCGAAGCCAGAGAGGCCAGAAGGCTCCAGAAACCGCGCACGAATGACGGTAAGGGGTTTGCCTTGCTGCACCGTAAAATTATGGATGTGCCGTTCTACAAGGACGCTGAGGCGGCTCATTTATGGGTTCACCTGCTCCTGCGTGCTAATCATGAACAGACACTGGTATCTACTGATGTTGGCGATGTGATCTGCGAGCGCGGAGAGTTCATCACCGGGCGAAACACACTGGCAATGGAAACGGGTTTGACCGCTGATCGTGTTAAATCACTGCTTCGTAAATTCCAGAACCTGGGCATGATCACCACCAAATCTAACAACCGTTTTACTGTTCTAAAAGTGGTCAAATATGACGAATATCAGTCAAATTTTTGTCCAGCCGATGTCCAGCCGGTGTCCAGCGCAAACGCAGTTATATCAATGGCTGTGGAGGTGGAGTGTCCAGCCGATGTCCAGCCAGTGTCCACAGATAACAATATATTAAATAACTTACTACCTAACGGTAGTAAGTATGTCGCAAATGACCAGAAACCCGCTGAAGAGAAAAAGTCCCGTTTGTCATGCGATGAAGTATGGCAATGCCTGAAAGACGAACTGCCTGAAGCTCGGGGATGGAGATGCCTCACTGATGAGCGACGCAATCTGATCCGCACCTTCTGGGGTAAGGCTAACAAGATTGCCCGTAACCTGGACGGCAAGCCGATGGATATGGACGGTTTCAGAAGCTATCTGCGCTACATCGCTCAGAACTGCCGCTGGATGCTTGAAGACCGACCAGACCAGAAATCCGGGAAGACCTGGCGCCGCATGAAATTCGATAAGTTCCTGACCGAAAAGCTCTACATCGAAGTGCGCGAGGGGGATCGTGATGACCGCTGAATTCATGGCTGTACCACAAAACATCGAAGCAGAGCAGAGCGTAATCGGTGGCCTGCTGCTGGATGATGACAACAGCGAGCGAGTCCAGAAGGTTCTGGCGATGCTCAAGCCTGAGTCGTTCTACAGCCGACCTCACCAGTTGATCTTTGCCGAGATGCGCCAGATGTTCCGCGACAACAAGCCAGTCGATGGTCTGACATTGTTCGACGCGCTTGAAGGCAAAGGGCTCGCGGAGCAGGTAGGTGGCTTTGCTTACTTGGCTGAGATCGCCAAGAACACTCCAAGCGCTGCAAACATCGTGGCATACGCAGCATCAGTCCGGGAAGCCGCAATGGAGCGCTACGGTATCAACCGCCTGACCGAAGCTACCGAGCTGCTGTATTCCCGTAACGGCATGAGCGCTACGCAGAAGTACGAGGCCATTCAGGGTATTTTCACCCAGCTCGCAGACCATTCAAAAACCGGCAGCCGCCGAGGGTTGAGATCGTTTGGCGAGGTTATGGATGACTGGGTAGCAGATCTGGAGAAGCGATTTGACCCTTCAGGCGAACAGCGCGGCATGAGTACCGGCATCCCGTCACTCGACAGGCTGCTGGCGCCGAAAGGTCTGGTTAAAGGCTCTCTGTTCGTGATTGGCGCAAGGCCAAAGATGGGAAAGACAACCCTGTACGGGCAGATGGCGATCAACTGCGCGGTTCGTGAGAAAAAGCCAGCGCTGATGTTCAGCCTCGAAATGCCTGGAGACCAGATCCTTGAAAAGCTGGTTGGTCAGAAGTCGGGCATTAACCCGAGCATTTTTTACATGCCCGCTACGGATGACGCCGATGACCAGTACCAGGGCGACTACGACGGCGACTTTAAGAAGGCGATCGCCACAGCTGGGAGACTGAGTGAAATCGACATGCTGTACATCGACGACACTCCTGGCCTGTCACTGGCGCATATCGTTACCGAATGCCGTCGAATTAAGCGCGAGAAAGGCTGCGTAGGCATGATTCTGGTTGACTACCTAACACTGATGACCGCCGAAAAAGCAGACCGTAATGACCTGGCCTACGGGATGATCACCAAAGGGTTGAAGAACCTCGCCAAAGAGCTTGGCTGCGTCGTCGTGCTGCTGACCCAGCTCAACCGCGAACTGGAGAAGCGAGTGAATAAACGCCCGTTACCGAGCGATTCCCGCGACACAGGACAGATTGAGCAGGACTGCGACTACTGGGTTGGCATCCACCGGGAAGGTGCTTTCGATGACAGCGTGCCGCCTGGAGAAACCGAGTTAATCCTGCGACTCAACCGCCACGGCAATACCGGCACGGTTTATTGCAATCAGATCAACGGTGCAATTTACGACACAGACCAGCAGGCCGCCGCCGCAGAACGCCGCGGGCGCGAGCAGCAGCCAAAAAAGAAAGGGGGCTTCTGATGACTGGAAGAGAAGCTATCGAGTGGTACCTGGAAGGTTACGGCTCATTCACTGCGGAGCTGGTATGTGAAGCAACCGGAGTGTCCCGCTCTCAGGTGCTGGCGGCATCGTTCAAGATGCGACAGAACGGCGAGATTGTCCTTCGCGAACGTAACTGGCGAACCAATGTGTACGTGGCCGCCGAAGACGATGAAGGGAAGCAGATCAACCGCGACGGCGAGAACACAATTTTCCAGGAGTGCCGTAACAGCGCGGCTATGAAGCGAGTTTTGATGGTTTGGGGGAGGGTAGGGGCATGAGCGTGAAACGTTATGAGTGGGTGGCCTGTGATGAGCATTCGTGCCATTGCGACGTGGTAGAGGGCGCTGAAGGCGATATGGTCGATTACGAAGACTATGCCGCACTCGAAGCCAGATGCGCGGCGCTGGCTGCGGAGAATGCGTATTTGATTCCCAAAGCGGCCAGCGAACTGTCAAATGCGTGGGTGCTTCATAAATACCTCATTGGCATTCAAGCGGCGATTATGTATCTGGATAACGGCAACAAGAAGTCCGCCCAGGAATGGCTGTACGGAACTATCGCTGGTCCGGGATTTGAGTTCCCTGATGAGGTAGAGGACATCGACGCATGGGCAACTCATCAGATGCGCGGCAGCATCAGCCATCCGCAAGCGATCGAAATCATCAAAGCAGAAACCCCAGAGACCGACGCTTTCCTGGCTGAAGTGCGGGCGCAGGGTGTGGAGATGTTTGCATCAAAGTGCAAAGAAGAATCGAAGCGTGCCCACTCTTCAGACGCCAGGGATTCCTGGTGGGTATCGGGTGAAAACGCTGACGACTTAGCCGCCCAGCTTCGCAAAGGAGTGCAGTCATGAGCAACATCGACAAACATGCCGTCCAAGCAGTTGCCGATTTGAAAGCTGGTTACACCCTCGGTCACGCTGATGTGGCAATCCTGAACGAGCTGGCGCGTATCGTGCTGGCATCGCTCGAAGCGGAGCCTGTGGCGTGGCTACTGTCAGGAGGCGGCGCTAAAAACCACGTCAGCTTCGATAGTGGCAATGCTTATGCCGACCCGCTGCGAGAAGTAACGCCGCTTTACACCGCCCCTCCAGCGCCGGTATCTGTGCCTGATGCGATGGAAATGGATGATGACTTTGACAGCGCGTTTGAACACGGAAAAGCTGTCGGCTGGAACGCCTATCGCGCAGCCATGCTTCAGTCGTTCGGTAATTCCGAACAACTCAACTCTCCGGTGATTCCGGATGGTTGGGTGCTGGTGCCAGAAGAACCCACCCATGAAATGCTTGAGGCTGGTGATGAACAATTCGGAACTTACGATGTGTATCGCCGGATGATAGCAGCAGCACCGCAGCAGGAGGTGAAGTGATGGGCAAGTTTACTTTCGTCATTGAGTTCGAAGACGGCAAGGAGCCGCCAGTACATGCCCATATGGAAGCTTTCGGCGGGAGGGTTGTTGCGGTCGCGTTCCGTGATGCATTGAGCGAGGACAATCCTCCGAAGACGATCAATACATATCCTCAGGTGCTTAGCGAGATGCGGTGCTTTATCTGCAATGGTAAGCACCCGATCGGTATCGCCTGCCCATTAAGTTCGCCAACAGTGGTGTCTCATGATGCCTAACCCATTCGATGCAGAAAGGCTGTAAGAAAAAATAGCAAACTATTTTAACTCATTGATATATACACATGTTTTACAATTTAACAGCTTCATTTCCTCTTTCTTGGTGGTACATTCATTTGGCGATGTAAGACCAACAGGAGGCGTTATGAGTATCGATCAACTTTGCATGAAACAAGAGTGTTGGGCATTGGAGATGCTTGGTAGGGTTGGCGCTTTAACGCAGTGCCCCCATCATGAGGGCGCTTATGTTGATGAAGGCGTAGATGAGGCTAACATCTATAAATACGCAGCTGGAGCTTATAAAAAAAGCAATGGTGGTCATCCATTTGAAAATTTTAAAGAGATGACTGATGCCGTTAAAGGCGCATACGAAGAGCACGGTGGAAATGATGTTTGCCCGCTGTGCTTTAAACGCGTGGACGACTAACTCATTGGCCTCTCCGGAGGCCTTTCTCTTACGTTGATTTTGTTGAATCAACCGTCCATAATCATGTCATCGGAGCCTGAACAACTCCGGTGACTTCTGCGCATTTAAGGGGACTTAAATGCGACCACAATCTGAACTCCTCACCTTGTCACAGATGCAGAAATGCACCTGCGATTTTCTGCATTCTGCGGTTTCCGTTAGGGAGGCCGTATGACTCTTCCAGTAGACGGTATCAAACTCCATCGCGGCAACTTCGCGGCCATAGGCCAGCAGATTCAGCCATTGCTGGATGCCGGGCAATGTTTCCGCCTGCAAGTCAAACCATGGCGCGAGAAACGCAGCCTGTCGCAGAACGCGCTAAGCCACATGTGGTACACGGAAATCAGCGAGTACCTCATCGCCCGCGGCAAGACCTTCGCTACGCCTGAGTGGGTCAAAGACGCGATGAAGCACACCTATCTCGGTTACGAAAGCAAAGACCGGGTGGATGTCGTGTCCGGAGAGGTCACGACCGTGCAGTCACTCCGCCATACGTCAGAGCTGGAAACCGGCGAGATGTACATTTTCCTGTGCAAAGTCGAAGCCTGGGCGATGAACATCGGCTGCCACCTGACCATTCCGCAGAGCAGCGAGTACCAGCAGCTGCGCGATAAGCAGGAGGCATGATGTCTACTCCACTTTCTCGCGTCATCACAAACGAAATCTTCCGCGTTCCGGCGCGCCGCCAGCCTAAGCCCGCGGTTAAGCCGTCCGACATCCCGACTATGAAAGACTACACCGCCCGCCTGGTGGATCAGAAATGGCTGCGTCTCGCGGCGAGGAGAACGCATGGCTAATTTATGCAAAGCGGCACGCGGTCGCGAATGCCAGGTACGCATCCCGGGCGTATGCAACGGAAATCCTGAGACATCTGTACTGGCTCATATCCGCCTGGCGGGGCTGTGCGGAACCGGAATCAAGCCGCCTGACCTGATCGCCACCATTGCATGCAGCAGTTGCCACGACGAGATTGATCGCCGCACCCGCCTGGTCGATGCGGAATATGCAAAGGAGTGCGCGCTTGAAGGAATGGCCCGCACGCAGGTTATCTGGCTGAAAGAGGGGCTCGTAAAAGCATGAATGAATATCGCATCAGTCTCCCATGGCCGCCGAGCAACAACCGCTACTACCGGCATAACCGCGGGCGCACGCATATCAGCGCAGAAGGGCAGGCGTACCGCGACAGCGTCGCCAGAATCATCAAAGACTCAATGCTGGATATCGGCCTGACCACGCCCGTGAAAATACGTATCGAGTGCCACATGCCGGATCGCCGCCGCCGGGACCTGGACAATCTGCAAAAGGCCGCATTCGATGCCTTGACGAAATCCGGTTTCTGGCTCGATGACCAGCAGGTTGATTACTACAGCGTGAAGAGAATGCCGATCGTCAAAGGCGGCAGGCTTGAACTGACCATCACCGAACTGGAGGCCGCATGAACCATACCGACTTCCTCCGGTACCAGGCAGAAAGCGTTAAGCGCGCCAGCATGCCGCCAGTAGCAAAGCACGGCCAGACCAAAACCAACCAGCCACAGAAGGAAGCCGCATGAACAGTCAGCAACTGGAATACGTACGTCAGCAGCTCATTGTGGCGACCGCAGATCTGAGCGGAGCGACGAAAGGGCAGCTGGTAGCTTTCGCCGAGAACGCGCAATTCACCGCGACGGCGCGCAGCCGGGGCCGGAAGAAAATCACCGACCCGATCACCGGCCGGAAGGTCAACCCGGACGGACCACCGATGAGTGGCAGCCAGTCACGCGCTAAGGGTTCATCTATCGCGCTGGTAGGTCCGGTTGAGTTCGTGACCGCATCATGGCGCCGCGCTGTCCTGTCGCTGGAGGATCACCAGAAAGCTTGGCTGCTGTGGAACTACAGCGAAAATATCCGCTTCGAGTACCAGGTGTCGATCACCCAGTGGGCGTGGGCAGAGTTCCGTGGGCAACTCGGCGCGAAGAAGGTGGCTGGCAAGACTATGGAGCGCTTGAAGAAGCTGATATGGCTGGCGGCGCAGGACGTCAAAGCTGAACTGGCAGGGCGTGAGACGTACGAATATCAGGCGCTGGCGGAACTGGCGGGCGTTGCGAAATCCACCTGGACAGAAACCTATCTGCCTCACTGGCTGGCTATGCGTAACAGCTTTAAGCGACTCGATAGCGGTGCGCTTATCTCTGTAACGCGATCACGTTCACAACAAAAGGCGACAAATTTAGATGTAAGTCTTGCAAAACCGAACTGAAACGCATATATTTCATGTAAATCTGATATTGTGCCATTGATGTATGCATTGGCGGTATCAAACGCTTCGTTAAGAGGTTGAGATGGAAGTAAGCCAGCTAAAAAGGCCCATGCACCCACTCAAGGTAATAGAGGAGTGGCGTAATGGTTGCTCCTGTAGCATCGGTGCTGAAGGAGAGGCAGTTCACCCATCCAGTTGTGAAGCATGCACCGAAGCAGCCATGAAGGCGATCGAGAGTTGGTTTAAATCATCAAGCGAGCCTGAATGGGGTGACTGGAAACCAGCACCTTAACTGCAAAGAAGAAAATTAAGAGCCTCGCCATTGTGCGGGGCTTTTTCGTATCTGCACAACAGGAAAGAGCATTGGCGTGAAGGGCTCATAACCCAACCCACGCAGCAGCATGGAGTTGGCGCGAAGTGCTCAGTGCTCTGTCCGTTGTGGTGAATGCGCAGGCTGATGCGCAAGGGCAAGAATCTTTCGCTGGATTCGGTGTGGCCACGCAGCCCGCTGTAGGCAGTCGCAGCAAGCCGGAGATCAGCGCCGGCCACCACCGACCAAACCCACTACCTGGGACCCTTCGGCCAGAGAGCCGACATTGCCTTACCCTCATCTTCCTGGCTTGTCGCCAGGTTTATTATTCAGGCCGCAGACAATCAATTCCAGATGCCACGTAGCTATCGTGTCTGACGGCCTTTTCCCAACTACCACACAGCACCCCGGACCCGGAGGTGTGGAATGCAACGTATGAACCCAACAAATGGACACGATCTGCCGTACTGGTGGTCGGCGGCCTTGGGTCTGTTCTCTTTGCTTAGCCTACAGGATTACGTTTTTATTATCGGCGCGCTGGTATCGGCGTTCTTCACGATAAAAACCTATTACGCAAAACGGAAAGAAGAGCGTGAGCGTATGGCTGAGGAAAGGAAACGAACCCAGCTGCTGGAAAACTACTTATCTGATGTAGGTAAAAAACCTCACTCCGATCGTCCGGCTGCCGCCGAGGTGGTTACGGAGGCAATGCGGAGAATTTCCGGTGGCACAGTTGAAACTGAGTAAGAAAAGCGGCGCGGCGGGCATTGTCTGCTCCGTAGGAACGATCATCGCTATTGTGATGAATGCGGGACACGTCCGGACTAACGAGCGCGGGCTGGAGTTAATCGGCAACGCTGAATCTTGCCGACGAGATCCATATGTCTGCCCGGCCGGTGTGCTGACTGACGGTATGGGGAACACGCATGGCGTGAAGCTTGGCACCGTTAAGTCTGACCAGCAGATCGCAGCCGAATGGGAGCGCAACATCCTTGATGCTGAGTCCTGCGTTAACCGTTACGGGAATGGCAGAAAGCTATCTGACGATACTTTCTCAGCAGCTGTATCGGTAACGTTTCGTGCTGGCTGTGGGAACATGCGCACCTCCACGATGTTCTCTCTTCTCAGAAGTGGAGACATCACGGCGGCATGCAACCAGTTCCCTCGCTGGGTATGGGGAGGCGGCAAGGTTCTGCCTGGTCTGGTAACTCGAGCAGGGAAAGAAAAGGCGCTCTGCCTGGAAGGTGTTAAATGAGCCGGTTAACAGCAATCATCTGTGCTTTCGTTATCTGTCTGCTGGTTTCCATGGCCTGGATGATTAACCATTACCGCGACAACGCCATCACCTACAAGGACCAGCGCGACAAGGCGACGGTCAGGGCAGACACATCGGAAGCGATCACCAACAACGTGATCACCACGATGAACCTTATCCGTGACATCTCACAGGCTACCCAGAATGCAAAGAACGAACTGGCTCAAAAGGGCGAAACGCGCATTGTCTACATCAGGCAGGCACTTGAAGGCGATCCGTGTGCTAACCAGCTTGTTCCTTCTGCCGCTGCTGACAGCCTGCGGGAATACGCAGACAGTTTACGTTCCGGCCCCGGTGGTGCCGATAAGCGCTGACCTGACCGCAGACACACCGATCCCCGGAATGGTGGTTCCGTTCACATGGCAGGCAAGTCTCGAGTTAAACGCTCAGCTCTACACGGCGCTGGGGCAGTGCAATCTGGATAAGGCGGCGATCAGGAAAGTTGAAGAAGCGAGAAAAAAATAAATTGAATTCGAGAAATGAAAGTAGTAAAACTCAGTCATGCTGTGAGCAGTCCAGCTGAAGAGAAATCATCAAGTGTCAAAAACAAAATTCTGAGCCTCGGCAATCGCCGGGGCTTTTTTGTATCCGCATTTCACCGCGCACCGCATGCGCATTTAAACCACGTCGAACCATACCCTTTGAAATGAGCCTTTGAGGAAGTCAGTTAGAGCTGGCGAGCCTCGACGGGCTGATTTCCTATGCGGCAAAGGTTCATCTCAAAGAAAGGTACACGCTATGAATAATCCGTCAGTTATTCCGGCTTTCGATTTTCGTGAAATGGTCACGACCCTCGACAACAAGATAATCACCACATCACTCAAGGTGGCGAATTACTTTGGCAAGCGACACAAAGACGTTTTGCGTGCCATACGTAACCTGAAATGCTCCGATGACTTCACCCAGCGCAATTTTGCGCCCATTGATTTCATTGATAAAAATGGCGATGTTCAGCCTATGTATAACATCACCCGTGACGGATGCATGATGCTCGTGATGGGGTTCACTGGCAAAACAGCTGCCGCAGTAAAGGAGTGTTACATCAATGCCTTTAACTGGATGGCCGAGCAGCTAAACCGACGCATGGCGATGGGTGAAGAAATGCAGCACCGCTTCGCCATTAAAGAAACGCGCTCAAAGCTGAAAGGCACGATCGGAAGCCGATTGATGAATGAGCGGAAGAAAGAGAAGCGCGTTCTGGAGCTCGAGCATGAGCACATCATGCAGGTTACGCAGCCTGAGTTGCTGATTAGCTAAGCCGGCCATTACAAAGCTCATCTGCTGGTTGCTAATGGTGATAAAATGCAGAGTCCCATGGATTTTGGGGTAGGAAAAGCCTGGATATGATGCTAGAAATCATAACATTAAAAAGACCGTGAGATGCAGTATGAAAATCTTAGGATTGGATGAGTACAGAACCCTTCGTGAGGGAGGGACAATGAAGTATTTTGAACTGGAACGCATGCCTAACAGCACTTGGGCTGCCATTTTCGAAAGTTTGTTTACCGAAAAGGATGAAAAGGCATGGGTAGAGGGTTACTGCATTGTGACGAACTGCTCAAACAGTGAAGTATCCACCCGGTTCATATACTTGAAAGAAAAGTGCGAAGAAGCGAACTCTATATACAGGGTTAAGCATTCTGCACTATAACTAATTAAAGAAAGTTAAACTCCTGGTGATTTGTTTGCTGCCATTTTCACTTCTTTCAGAATTGAATTCAGGTGAATGAGTTAAAAAAGACTTTTGGGCTATTAAAGGTAACGTAAATCACAGGCAAAAGATTCGTCAATGTGATTGAGTGTTCATGGGACTAACAATCTTCTCTTGTAAGGAATTATGTGTAGAAGGAGATTTTATGGCACAGCTATTGATTTTTGCTGATGATGAGCCTGCTAAGTTGCTGAAAATTCGAAGTTATCGGAGCAAGATTCTTTATCTGTATGCTAATGATGAGGTGAGGTGTTTGGATGTGGTGATTTTTTTTTCAACTTTTCTGAAAGGCGAAAGTGGGGCCATATTGGTGGCAGCCGACAGATACGTGAGCAGGAAAGAAATTATCGAGGCTTATGATGCTCTAATTGGTTGAAAGCAGCGAGACTGGCGCGTAGCAGTAGGATGGGGCATGCTTGGTTCTATACGTCAGTAGAGTGATACAGGAGTTCATATCGGCCAGACGAAGCGTGATGCTACTTTAATCCAGCGGGTGAGCGCTTAATATTGTTTGTCCCAACGGTTCGAACCCATTTCTGATTACCACATTCAAGCCACTGGCACTCGCTGGTGGCTTTTTTTATTGGAGTGAATAATGGCAAAACCGGACTGGGAGGCCATCGAGACGGCGTACCGGGCCGGAGTGATGTCCCTCCGAGAAATAGCATCACAACACGGTATCAGCGAAGGCGCTATCCGTAAGCGCGCCAAGCGTGACGACTGGTCGCGTGACCTCAATGCGAAGATTCAGCAAAAGGCTGATGATCTGGTACGCAAACAGGAGGTACGCAAACAGGTACGCAACGAAAGCACTTTGACCGAACGCGTACTGATAGAGGCGACTGCCGAGGTAATTGCCACGGTACGCATGGAGCACCGGGGAGACATCCGCCGGGCTCGTGAACTGACCAACACGCTATTCGATGAACTTGGTGCGCAGTGCGCAGATGTAAGAGCGCTCGAGCAGTTGGGCGACATCATGTTTGACCCCGACGATAAAGGGCGGGACCGGCTCAATGAAATTTATCAGAAAGTGATCAGCCTGCCTTCCCGCGTTAAATCCATGAAAGACCTGAGCGACAGCCTGAAGACGCTGATCGGCCTCGAGCGTGAGGCATACAGCATCGAGAATAAGGCTGAAACGAAAGAGGTCACCCATAACGTCATGCTGGTGCCAACCAGTGACAACGTGGATGACTGGGAGGCGGCAGCGCAGAAACAACAGGACGGGGTGCTCGGTGGATGAATTACAAAGCTGTATGGAAGCCACTGCCTGGATCGCAGTCTCTGGCGCTGAGTTGCCCATGTAACGAAATCCTGTTCGAGGGTACTCGCGGACCAGGCAAGACCGCTGCGCAGTTAGCCAGGTTCAGGCGTAATGTCGGCGTGGGTTATGGCTCGTTCTGGCGCGGCGTCATTTTCGACACCGAATATAAGAACCTTGCCGACATCATTACTCAGTCGAAGCGTATGTTTCGCCTGTTCAACGACGGTGCACGCTATCTGTCATCTGCGAGCGAATTGCGATGGGTATGGCCTACTGGCGAGGAGCTGCTCTTCCGCTTCGGCAAAGAGGCGGACGACTACTGGGATTTCCACGGGCAAGAATTCCCGTTCATTGGCTTTAACGAGCTGACGAAACAGCAGTCCCCAGAGTTCTACGAAATGATGTTCTCCTGCCGACGCTCATCGTTCAGGCCGGAGAACTACCCGCTGGATAATGGCAAGTTACTGAAGCCAATCCCGCTGGAGACGTTCAGCACTACCAACCCGTTTGGCATCGGGCATACCTGGGTGAAGAAGCGCTTCATTGAGCCGGCTCCGCGTGGAACCGTGCAGCGTGACAGGCAAATGGTATTCAACCCCCAGACTGAGCGAGAAGAGGAAATCACGCTTACTCGCGTGGCCATCCACGGATCGTTCAAAGAGAACCCTTACCTCGACCCGCAGTACATTGCGACCCTGATGGCTATTAAAGACCCTAACCGACGCAAAGCGTGGGTAGAGGGCTCCTGGGATGTGACCAGTGGCGGGCGATTCGACCACCTGTGGAATGAATCGCTGCACGTCATTAAGCCATTCCGCATACCGGATAGTTGGACAGTTGACCGCTCCCATGACTGGGGTGAGTCGAAGCCGTTCTCAAATCTGTGGTGGGCTCAGGCTGATGGCACTGCCGCCGAACTGCCTGATGGTCGGCAGTTCTGCCCGCCGGCAGGGACGTTAATCCTGATCGGAGAATGGTATGGCTGCCCGCCTGATGAGCTGAACAAAGGCCTGAATATGTCATCCACCAACGTCGCGAAAGGCGTGGCGTGGATTGACAAGCGGCTGGTGGGCGAAGACGTCGACGAGCCGGAAGAGATTCAAATAGACGGTGTTACGCAGGGCCAGTTGAACATTGTTCCGGGAATATGCTCGGAAGTTATCCCTGGACCGGCTGATAGCGCCATTTTCAATACCGGTGACGATGAGTTGTCGATCGGCCAGAAAATGGAAAGTCAGGATGTCGAATGGCTTGAAGCCAATAAGAAGCCTGGCTCGCGAGTAAACGGGGCCTCGGTATTCGCTGACATGCTTGAGGCTGTAGTTGAAGGTAAGAAGCTGGAATCTGGCATACCTGAGAAGCCTGCCTTTTACGTGTTTGAGCATTGCCGAGGATGGATTAGCCGCATACCCGTGCTGGTTCGCGACAGCAAAAACCCAGATGACGTAGATACCCAGCAGGAAGACCACGACTGGGATGCTACCCGCTACCGAGTACTGCATTCACCAAAGAAAATCACCGGCATGTTGGTGCGCTCGCGCTGACGGAGGAAACCGTGAACGAAAGCGAAATGAACAAACAATTTGCCGCAAATGCCAGCCTCGATCGTGATCGTATGCGCTACGTTAACGCTCTGTTTAATGGCACCAGTAATACGAAACGCCAGCGACTGTACCAGGAGTTTTGCTATCCACTGAATCTGACCTTCGACGACTTTTTCCGAGCCTACAGCCGCAATGCTATTGCTAACGCTGCGGTTAACCGGATGGTCGATGGCTGCTGGGAGGACTTCCCGGATGTCTACGAAGGTGACCAGACGAAGGATGCCACACAGCAAACGGACTGGGATAAGCGCGTAAAGAAACTGCTAAAGCGTTGCTGGAAACAGATAAAGGGCGCTGACAAACGCAACCTAGTGGGGCGCTACTCTGCGCTGCTGATACAGGTAAAGGATAACCGGACCTGGGATAAACCGGTCGATAAGATAGTTACTGCCAGGCAGAAGGAAAAGGCGTTAGTTAAGTTGATCCCTGTGTGGGAGGCACAGATTGAGCCTGTCACTTACAACGAAGACCAGAGCAGCGAGAACTATGGTGACGTCACCATGTACTCGTTTACTGAAATCCCAGTACAACAGCAGGCAGGCGGGCAGCCCGGACGCATCATTAACGTCCACCCTGACCGCGTAATTATCCTCGCTGAAGGGTCAGACGATGGACGCCTCTACTCTGGCGAATCAATGCTTGCTGCTGGCTTCCATAAAATCATGGACAGCGAAAAGGTCTCCGGCGGTGCGGCTGAAGGTTTCTTCAAAAACGCCAGCCGCCAGCTCAACTTCAACTTCAGCGCCAAAACAAACTTCTCAGCACTGGCTAAGGCTCTTGGTGTTTCAGAATCTCAGCTATCCGAAGCCCTTGATGGGCAGGTGCGACGCCTTAACGATAGCTCTGATAGCGCTGTGATGATGCAGGAGGGCGATGTTAGTGTGTTATCGGTTGCAGCGGCGGACCCAGAACCAACGTGGCGAACCATTTTGAATGAGTTTTGCGCCACCGTGCCGATCCCTGTCAAAGTACTGGTCGGCATGCAGACGGGCGAGCGGGCCAGTAGCGAGGATGCGAAAGACTGGGCCAAAACCAGAATGAGCCGGCGAACCGGATTCCTGACAGACCTGATAACGGACATCGTTACCCGATTCTGGGAGTTTGGCTTCATTCCTCCAGCGGCAGGCGAGGAAATCACCGTCGGATGGTCCGATCTACTGGCACCGAGCCAGGCAGAGAAGATTGCCAACATGGACAAACTCGCGGACGTGGCCGTTAAGTCGACAAACGCGTTTGGACGCTCGGCTATCGAAGAGAACGAGATCCGCGCTGCTGGCGAACTGCAACCACTACCTGAGCTTGATGATGAGGTTCCGCCTGATGGCAACAAACCAAAATCTGATCCTCTGGCCGACCCTCAACCAGAAGCCGAAAAGTCCGGTGATACCACGGTCGAAAGTTGACCCCACGATGTCGCGCAAGTCCGTCAGCAAGATGGAGCGCGACATTGAGGAGCGGTATTACGCGATAAAGGTGGCACTGAAAGCCCTGTTCGACCAGCGAATGACCGGACGAGAGCGTGAAACCAACAGCCATAACTGGCACTTCCTGTGCCACGACAACGGCGCGGATATGCGGCTCTACCAGGTTAACGCCGGCAAGTTCATATACGACATGTCGGCGCAGGAGCTTGCTGATCTGCTGGAAGCGGTGCAGAGCATTCTCGACGATTATCTGCTGGAAGGTGGCGAGCAAAATCTCTGGGCAATGGATTACGTCGTCGCAGAAGCGCAGCGCGGAACGGTGGAGGCCTTCAACAACCTCTCGCAGCAGTCGCAGGTGTACGCCAGCCAGACGACGCTACAGCAGCTTTTAAGCAGCCCCGGTCACCTTAATCAGGTAGCGGCGGCTAGACTGACAACGTTTAGCGATTGGAAGGTCATCAGCGATACCGCCCGTGGCGATTTAACCAACATCATCACTGACGCGGTTGCGCGCGGCGTGAATCCTCGCGAGACAGCCAGCGTCATCAGCAAGCGTCTCGATGTCAGTATGTCGAAGGCGAAGAACATCGCTCAGACCGAGCAGGTCGGCGCGCTGCGGCAGGCGCAATGGAACGAAACGGACTGGGCTGCTGACCGGCTGGGGCTGAATACCGGTCTGCTATGGCTGTCAGCGCTCAAGCCTACGACGCGAACCTGGCACGCTAGCCGTCACGGTAAAGTCTACACCACCGAAGAGGTGCGGGACTTCTACGCCGAGAACGGCAACCGTTACAACTGCTACTGCAGCCAGATACCTGCGCTGCTCAACGACGACGGCAGCATCTTCAATGAAGGGTTGGCGGATAAGCTTAAGAAAGAGCGGGTTGACTGGGTGAAAAAAGGCTAGTAAGCAGCTAAGATGGTGATTCACTTGAAATTAAAAGAGGGATTTTATGAAATACTTTGTTGCTTATAAGATTATTGCAAGAGAAGGCGTCGTTGGCGGAGAGGGGTCTACAGTGATTAAAGATACTGGGGACGAAGAGGCTGAGGCGGTATTTTTAAAGCTTCCAGCAGCTATTGCTGGCAAAAGAAATTGCCAGCCAAATGATGTGGTAATTACCGCCTTTAATCGCGTTTAAGAATATTAACCCAAAGGTCGCCACGGCGGCCTTTTTTATTGCCTGACATCCATCAATGAGGACCCAGCATGAAACGCAATCGCGTTAACGTGCTGTCCGTCGTCAACTCCGCTTCAAACATCACCACTGAAACCATCGACGGCAAGCCACATATCGTGGTTCGCGGCATCACGCCTGTCGTGGACGATATCGTGATGAACCGGAAGTTGTACCCGGCAGCAGAAATCGAAAAGGCCTACAACACGCTTGAGCGTAACCCGATGCCGCTGGGCCATCCGAAAGTGGACGGCAAGCATGTATCGGCGCGCGATGTCCGGGCGGTGAATGAATACCACGTAGGGGCCTGGCTGCAGAATGTCAGCCACAACGACGGGAAGGTGACGGGCGACATGTACGTTAACCGCCAGTACGCCGAGTCGAGCGACAAGGGCAAGCGCCTGATTAACCGTCTTGACGAGATGCTGGCCGGTACCAACTCAGAACCGATCCACATCTCCACCGGGCTGCTGTATTCCGGCATCGCCGCAAATGGAGAGTCGAAGGGCAAGAAGTACAACGAGATCGCCACCAACATGATGTTTGACCATGTGGCGGTGCTGCTTGATGAGCCGGGCGCCGGAACGCCGGAGGATGGGGTGGGCATCTTCGTTAACTCTGAAGGTGATGAGACCGAAATTGAAGTCTGCAACCTGCAAGACGCGATCGTTAGTGATAACCGCAAAGATGGGTGGCTGAATAAGATCAAGTTCTTTGTCGCTAATGACGGCGGGATGTCATTCGACGATATAGCCGCATCGCTGCGTGAAGCAATTCGCTCAACCTCCCATGATTCCTGGCGCTATGCAGTCAGCATTTACCCGGACTATCTGATTTTCGAAGACGAGAAGAAGACCACATCTGGCCGGACACTATTCAAACAGAAGTACCTCATCTCTGACGGGGCCGTATCGCTCGTCGGCGAACCTGTAGAAGTCGTGCGCAAACCCATTGAGTACGAGATTAAAACCAACGGAGAGAACGATCCGATGAAAGAACTGATTATCAATGCGCTGCAAGCCGCTGGTAAGCCGACTGAAGGCAAGTCCGACGCCGAGCTGATGGACGCATACAACCAGATGAAGGCCGAAGAAGCCACCGCCAAGAAAAAAGGCGATGAAGAAATCGACCCTGAAACCGGCAAGCCCAAGAAAAAAGAGCAGGCCACCAATAACGAAGAGATGCCAGCGTGGGCGCAGAAACTCGCCGATCGTGTGGACGTCGTTTTCAACAGCCTGAACGCGAACGCCGACAAAGAGAAGGGCGAAAAGCGCGCGGCTGTGAAGCTGGCGATGAACATGAGCGACGACGAAGTCGCTGATCTTGACGGCAAAGCGCTAGACGCTATGTACGCCAAGTGCCAGACCTCTTTCGGCCTGAACGGTGCATTCCGCCAGGCAACCAACACCCCATCAGTCAGCGAAATGCCGGAGTAAAAAATGGCTAAAGACGGAAAACACGTAATTCACGCCGGTGGCGTATTCCCTAATCCGCTGCTCAACCGTGAAGGCCGCGCTACTGCGGTCAAGCCTGGCACCCTGGGCTTCTTTGATGCTGGCGTCTTCAAGGTGTCGGTAGATGGTAGCGAGACAGCGATTATCTATGTCGCTGACTTCGATTATCTGCGCTGCAAAACGGTAGATGACACGTTTGCTGTAGACGATCTGCTGGTTGGCATCCACCCACTGCCGGGAATGTTCCTGAATGTCCGCGCTGCCGCCGGTACCTACAAAAAAGGCGACGCTCTCTCAATCGTCAACGGCCAGGTGAAGAAGTGGGCCACTGGCGAAAATGATCGCTGCTATTGCGACGAAGAGCGCTCAATCACCGCCGCTGCTGGCGACCTCATTCGCGTAGTGATTAAGTAAGGAGTCACTGAATGCTTGTTTATTCTAAATCGCTGGGCGAAAAGACCGGCAACCTGGCCGTGAACCAGTACCAGTTTGGTATGCTGACGCAGGAGCGTAATGCCGCTTTGAACCATCAGGGCATTAACGTAATGCAGGAAATGGCTGATCGCCTGAATGCAGTCAATCAGCTGAATGGCATCAACGCTGTTCGCTCACCTGCTGATCTGTACAAAGCTTTTGACCAGACTGTTCTGCGTCAATTCCAGCCGAATACTGAATTCACCCTGTTTAACGACCTGATGCCGCTGTCTCGTTCGGTGCGCATCAACCAGACCGTTTACGAATACGCCAAGTCCGGCGGCCGCATGTGGGCTCACACCTCCATGTCAGGCCAGATCGGTGCCGCGCTGGATGCCGTGCAGTACCAGTACGACGGCACGATGGTTCCGGTACACGATACTGGCTTCAAGTTCCACTGGCGTGAGCCGCGTCTGAACAACCCGGATGCGTTCGACATCATCTCTGATGCTCAGTTCGAGTCCACCAACGAAGTCCGTCGCCAGTATGTGGATTACATCTACAACGGCTATCGTGACGCGGAAGGTAACTACATCAAGTTTGATGAGAAGACCTGGAAGGGCCTGAAGAACGATGAGCGCGTTGCGATGGTTGATCTGGGCGCATCTGGGCTGAATATCGACTTCACCAGTTCCTCCGCCACGGCAGAGCAGATCCGTAACGCGGCGATTAAGCTGCGCGACACTCTCAAGCTGACCAACAATCAGTACGCAGAGCAGACCTGGTATGTGTCGAGCGCCATCATCTCCAACCTTGAGCGCTACTTCAGCGACAACTACCAGTCTGACACCATTCTGCAGGAGCTTCTGAAACTGTCCGGCATTTCCGCAATTAAAGAAGATGCTCAGCTGACCGGCAACCAGATCCTGATTGTTCCGCTGACTGCTGGCGTGATTGCTCCGATTGTAGGCCAGGCGTTCGGTACCGTTGCCGATCCACGCCCGTTCTACAACAGTGATTACATCTGGCGCACATGGGGCGCTGCTGGCCTGATGGTTAAGACCGACATCAACAGCAAGAAATCTGTCATCTACGCACACAGCTAAGGGGTGAGATATGGCACTGGTTAAAGTGATTACCGATAACCTTTTCTCCGGTGCCAATCTTCAGAAACTGGAGGTTGGTGCAAAGGTAGAGGTCAGCGAAGAGACTGCGAACAAATGGAAATCCGCTGGACTGGTAGAAATCCTATCTGGCGGTGACCGCAAGCTGGAAGTGGCGACGCCAGGCAACGATGAAGACAACCCCGCTAAATCGAAAAAGGCGAAATAACCATGGCAACCCCGCTTACGCCAGAAGAAATTAAAGGCTTCCTCGCTGAGTTGGGGTACGCCATACCTGATGCCTTGCTTACGCCGATCCTCTGCGTGGTGAACAAGATTATCCCGTGCCTCGATGGCGCGGGTTATGACGAGTGCACCGCGAAGCTGGTCCTGATGTATGCCGCCGCGCTTATGGCTACGTCTTCCGGTGCGCGCCGCATCAAATCGCAGGGTGCGCCGTCTGGCGCGTCCCGCTCGTTTGAATATGGTGACGACAGCATTACCTGGCTGCGCGACTCGCTTTCCCGGCTCGATACCAGCGGTTGCACCAGTGAGCTGCCAATCAGTGCCGATAATAGCGTCGGTCTGTTCATGGTGGTCGGGGGCTGCTGATGACGTACAAATCAGTAACGGAAGGCAAGCCGAAGCCGCTCACTCGCGTATGGGTCGAGACCGATACCGGGCGGGAGACTACCGGCTACGTGAAATCGGATGGTGAGTGGCATATAAACTGTCCGCGCATCCGGGCGACCGGCGCGAAGGTGCTGCGCTGGAAGGAGTGAAAATGGCAACTATCAGGGCCAGGAAAATTAAAGGAATTGCTTACGATGTTAAATGCTGTATCGCTGGGAAGGATGAGCAGTTTGCCGGGGAGACAAGCAATCCTAATTACATCGAACTGTTTTTGAGTATCACCAATGGCAACCCATCCTCGGTATTTATTCCTGTCGGAAACGACCGCTTTATAAGCGTCAAAACCATCGAATCAATATTCATCACGAAATTGCTTGAGGACTAATATGTCGGCAACCGCGAACTGGTCCTATACCGCCACGGCGACCATCTGGCGCAATCTCGGTAACGATGAGTACGGCGACCCACTCGGTTACTCTGCGCCTGAGCAAATCCTCTGTGATTATGAGGGCGGACTCAGCAAAAAGTTAGCCAGCCTGGGCGCCGAAATCGTCGTGAAGAATACGGTCTGGACGGAGTTCGCACTGGCGGCCGCTGGTGATTATCTGCTGATTGGCGTATCTACCGAAGCCGACCCGGTTGTGGCCGGTGCCGATGAAGTGCGGCAGGTTATCCGTTACGCCGACACGTTCGAGCGCTTAGCGGATGATTACGCCATCCTGACGGGAGTGTAGCCATGGGCATCAAAGTGAAGGGCATAGCCGAGGCAAAGAGGAATACCAACAGCATTATCAGTGAAATTGAGGGTGTTAAGGCTGTTCGCGGAGTTCGTTCGGCTCTCATGGTCGGAGGGTTAAGGGCGGCCTACTACACCCCAATCGACACATCCACGTTAATTAACAGCCAGTTCAGTGAAGTTGATATGAAAGGCCACATCATCACTGGTCGGGTTGGATATAGCGCCAATTACGCAGCATATGTCCACGAAATGCCTGGCACGCTTAAAGGCCAGCCAAGAGCCCACTTTGGAACCACCAGAGAAGGCAAGAAGTTTGGAGGCGGTCAAGAGCAAGGCACCTATTGGGGCACACACGGAGAACCTCAATTCCTCAAAAGAGGATTTGAAGAAGAAGGTGATGCGATAGACGCGGTGATGCGCAAGGAGCTTTCGCTATGACACCCATGATGCACGAGCGGGTGCGCAACATGTTCGGCGACGCCGGGCTAACTACAGGTTTCACGGTGCAGCAGCTGATGTACGACGACCCGGACGACCTGTCGAAGGCGATCATGGTGTTCAGGCCAAATGGCGGGTCGAATATTCGAACTGACCTCGGCTCTGAGTATCACGTCCTGGTCGACGTCGTAGGCGCAAAAGATAAGCGCAAAGACGCGCTCAGCGCTGTGCGGCGAATCGTCGATTACGTCCAGGCAAACCCCATGGCTGACGAGTGCGTCGGTTACATCCAGAACATGGGCGCAATCCCTGCGCCGGTGCTCACAGAAGAAGGGCGAATAGTCTTCCGATTGCAATTTGCCTGCACGTTTGGCGACTAGCCATTCCCAACCAAATAACCCGCTTCGGCGGGTTTTCTTTTATACGTCAAAGAGGAGTTTCACATGGCTAATTGCCAGAACTCGAACGAGCGCCTGTTCGGCGGTGCGGTCGTGCTGGAAGTCGCCGATGGCTGCCCTGACGTCAAGCCACTTGAATCTGAGTGGATGGCGCTGGCGGCTGGTACGTCGAAGGGCTTCGACTTCAACCCTAACTCGGTTACATCTGATGCAGATGACGGCGGCGGCTATGTCGAAACCATCATCACCAACAGCGATTTCACTATCAGTTTTGAAGGTGAAGTGCGTAAGAAGGACAAGCTGGACCAGTACGGTATCGGTAAGTTCATCACGTACTTTGCTGCGCAACTGAAGGCCAAGAAGCAGCCCGGTATCTGGGTTCGCATGGACTACGGCCCGGTTGAGTTCATCGGATATATGAACGTTACGGCCCTGAGCTCTGACGGTGGCACTAACGACATCGTAACATTCTCCACTGAGTTCAAAGTCGGCGACGCTAGCACCATCGAAGTGAACGAAGTCACTGCTGTGGCGGTGACTGGCGTAACGGTAACTCCGGCGACCAGCACTGGCGCGGCTGGCGGTACCAGCACGTTCACGGTGAACATCGCACCAACCGGCGCAACAAACACGGGCTTCACCGTTGCATCAACCGATCCAACCAAAGCCACTGCCACGGCATCCGGTACCACCGTCACGGTGAACCGTGTCGCCACCGGCAGCGCGCAGATCATCATCAACACCGAAGACGGCAACTTTGTGGCCGTGCATACGGTTACCGTTACATAACGGACATTCCAAAGGGCGGCGTGCTGCCCTTGATAATGACCGTTTACTGGAAGGCATATGACCGCTTTAACCGATATTGGCGAACTCTCTATCAGCGACAGCCGAGCAGGTGGGAAAGACTACCTGCTCAGGCCATCATTCGAGGCTATCACGCGGATCGGTGCTCCAGAGGAGATTGTGCAGGCGTATGCCACAATCCACGGCAAAGACGTCGCACAGCTTGTTGAGGTGTGCGCTGGCATGCTGGGGCGCTTTCCTGAATGGCTATCACCTTCATTCAACCGCGCAGCCGAGAAGCTGATATCGACGTGCATGCTTGTGCTACAGGCGTGCTGTGAGGACGACCTGACGCCAATGATCGGCGAATGGAAAGGGTGGCGGCATTGTGTCGTCTACCGCCCGGGCCAGATGCCGAAGAACGACATCATCGTGCTGGCGCAGCACCTCATGCAGCACGGGGTCGTCGGTAAAGCCAGAGTCCGCCAGTTGCAGCGCCACGAAACTGGTGAACGAACTACAGAATTTAAGGCCTTCGACTACATCAGCGCTGCACGTAGCCACTTCGGCATGAATCGCGCCGAAGCCTCTCAGTTAACGATGACCGAATTTCAGATGCTGCTGGCGGCAAAATATCCCGATCAGAAAGGCTTCACTCGCGATGAGTACGACAGCATCGCCGACGAGTACCTGGCTAAACAGGCCGCTCGTAGATTGGCAACTAACAGTGCGTCTGCTAAATTAGCCAGATCCTAATATGTCAAGGTGGTAGTGATATGTTGATCAATGTTTCTGGAAATGGAAAAAAACTAATTGGAAGTGGTACATTTAATCACGTGTTAAATGATTTAGGATATTCTGAATTGCTATTTAACATAAATGGCCTTAGGGTAAAGTTAATCACTCAAACATTGGCAGAAAATAACAGTAAGCACCAAGAGATTCTTGCTAGTGTAGAGGATGGAGTTGTTGTACTAAGACATCATCAACGCCCTAGCTATGCCGCTGAGCCAGCAGGGATGCTTATACCAATGGAAATTGGCTCTCGGGGTGATAAAAAAATATATATCTCATGGCTTTCTTTTATATTGACTACCAACGAAGGAGCAAAGGCTGCATCTACAACATATTCTTTCTATGAGGATATGTAATGTCTGATAAAATTGAACCATCATTAGGCCCTCAAAAAAACAACTCAATATTAGAGCCTAAACCTCATGTCAAAGAGGGGGCGGGGTATGCCGGATTTTATCAGCCTGGCACTATAGCTAAGGAGATTGGAACAGGGGAGCATGCCCGCGACTCATTCATATGGATGACATTGAAATATTGTTTTTATTTAGGGGCTATTTTCAGTATTTGTATTATGTTGGCTTATTTTCATTTTGTTTTCGATAAGAATGAACCTGAAAAAATTGATATAGTTGCGGCGCTGAAGGATGTTTGGTCTATCTTTACTCCTATCCTTACCTTAGCCTTGGGTTATGCATTTGGTAAACGTGAAAATAATAATCAAACGTCATAACTTAAAACTATAGCTAAACCATAACCCGCTTCGGCGGGTTTTCTTTTGCCCGGAGAATGACATGGCAGGTGAGAAGAACGCCGGTAGCATCGTTTATGAAATCAGCGCCGACGTTGAGCCGCTGTTACAAGGCGGCAAACAGGCCATTGATGCTCTGGATAAACTGGATGCTGCGGCCCAGCAGTCCGGAAAGGGCATGGATAACCTCGACGAGAGCACCTCACAAACCGGGGCCGCGTTTACAGAACTGGCTGGATATGCCAACTCCATGGACAACCAGCTGCGCAAGCTGAACACCAACGTGAGTGGCATTGCCCGTGCAATGGAAGAGGCCAGAAGCGGCACCGGTGGTGCGAGCAGTGAATTCAGCCGTGCAGAATCAATCATCGAGGCGCTGGGTAACCAGTTGGCTGTTCTGGATGAAGCGCAGGAGAACGGCGCGCGCAGTGCGGCTGTTCTTGCTGCACAGCTCCGCGCCGGGTCGAAAGCTACAGACGAAGAGAAGCAGAAGATCGGCGAGTTGACCGGGCGGCTCTTCGACATGAAAGGTGCTGCTGATACTTCGATGGGCAGCAACAAAGGCTGGAAGTCCAGCATGCAGCAGGCTGGTTACCAGGTGCAGGACTTTATCGTACAAGTCCAGGGTGGGCAGTCTGCATTAGTAGCATTCGCCCAGCAGGGCTCGCAGCTCGCTGGCGCGTTTGGTCCAGGCGGCGCGGTAGTTGGCGCAGTGATCGCGCTGAGCTCTGTCATCGCTGGCGTGCTGATCACATCGCTTAATGGCGGAAAGAACGCCATGGACGCGCTGAAAGATGCAGCCGAAGCGATGGATAAGGTGATCACCATTTCCCAAAATGGCGTGGCCGCTCTGTCTGATAAGTACGCGAACCTGGCAAGAACAAACGCCGAAGCAGCAACCATCCTGAGAAATCAGGCAATGATTGAGTACAACGCTGCCATAGCGAAGATCCCTAAATCCATCAATGATGCTTCCAGTTCTATCGTTGGATTCACCGACAAGTTGAAGACTTCTTTCGTTGGTGGTATTGCCTCCATCGATGAATTCAACAAAAACCTTTCTACAGTCGGTGCAACAGCTGATAACTACTCGGCAGCCATGGAGCAAGCAAGGGACGCCGGGGCAAGGTTCACCGTTAACGCCAACGCGATCCAGAACACAGTAACCACGCTTGCGGATAAATTTGGCGTGTCTGAGCAGCGCGCATTCGAGCTAAGCAAGCAACTCTCTGATGTGGCGAACAATCCAACGCCTGAAGCACTACAAAGGCTCGTTCTTGAACTTCAGAGCACAGAGAGTTCGACAAAGTCAGGTGCTGATGCAATAAGGACGTTCCTTGGCCCTCTGACGGAACTCGTTCGAGTAGCTGGCGAGGCCCAGATCAATCTCTCCGGAATGAAAAAAGAGGTCGACAATCTTACCTCAGGGCAGAAGAACCTTATAAAGCAGTCAGAGCGCAATCTGGCACTGTCTAAGCTACAGGGAGAGGCCCGCGCGAGGTTGCAGGCGCAATACGCTGCCGAAGATGCCGGGTTTGCGAAGGATGATCCGCACGCTAAGCAGATGCAGGATGACGCCGCCGCTACGTACAAAAATACGCAGGCGCAGAAAACACTTCAGTCAGAGCAAAAGAAAGGAGCCTCCCAGGCTGATTCTATTGCTCAGAAACTGGCGAACCTGAAGCAGCAGTCAGAGCTAGCTGCCGACTCAACAAACAAGCTGAGCCGCGAACAAGCGATCCTGAATGCTCAGCAGTCACTTGGTAAAGGCGCAACGAAGGAACAGATCGCGCTGGCTGGGCAGTACGCCGCAACAAAATGGGACATTGCCAACGCCATTAAGGCGCAGTCCGCAGCCGAGAAGCTCCTGCCAGAAGCGCGCGAAAACGCCAACTATAAACAGGATGTTGAGGATCTGAATACCGCTCTGGCTGCGAAGAAAATCAGTCAGGAACAGTTCAATAAGACATCCGAGCGACTGGAGGCAACTCACCAGGCAAACCTCGCAAAAATCCGCGCGCAGCAGGCCGTGACGCCTCAACAAGAGGCAGTTGCACAGGTTGATCCAGTGCAGCAATTAGCTAATCAGCACGCTCAGCAACTGGCCCTTATCCAACAGTTCGAGCAGCAGGGGTTATTAGCTCACCAGAATGCATTAGCCCTTAAAAATGCTGCCGATACGCAGTATGAGCAGCAAAGAACCGCTGCACAATGGGAGCTTCTTAGCCAGCAGAGCCTGGGGTACAGCATGCTGACAAGCGCGGTGGATGCGTTTTCAGGTAATGCATCCAATGCGTTAACCGGGCTGATCACCGGAACGATGTCAGCGCAGGATGCTATGCGCTCACTCGGTAACACGATGCTGAATAGCGTGGTAAATGCGCTAGTCCAGGTTGGGGTAGAGGCTCTCAAAAACTTCATTATCGGTCAGACATTGGGCGCAGCAGCTACTGCTGCTGGAGCATCTCAGGCTGCAATCTTGGCTACAGCTTGGGCTCCTGCCGCCGCCATGGCTAGCCTCGCTTCATTTGGGGCCAACTCAGTTCCTGCCATGACAGGAATTGCTTCAACGGTAGGCCTGGCACAGGGCCTTGCTTTAACCGGTATGCGTTACAATGGCGGCCCGGTGAATGCAGGAGGTCTTTATCAGGTCGGTGAGCGAGGGAAACCTGAGATTTACCAGGCCAGTACCGGTAAGCAGTACATGATACCGGGCGACAACGGCAGGGTGATCAGCAATAAGGACATGACTTCGGGTGGAGGGGGCGGTGCTCCGATTCTCAACATCTACAACTACTCATCCGCGTCTGTAGATGCTCAGGCTACACAGAACGGTGATGGTTCATGGACGCTTGAAGCTTTTATAGCTGACATGAATAACGGCGGCCCGGCAAGCAACGCCATTACCAGCAACATGAACGTTAAACGCACGCCAAGAGGGCAGGGCTGATGCCAATTATCGACTATCCCGACTGGCTGCCGCTGGCGCAGAAGGCCAGCAAAAACATGACGCTCGATACCGGGTTCCAGACCGATCAACCAGCGGTCGGCCCGGCCATCTTCGAGAATCAAACCGACGACCTGAAAGTGACCTGGTCACTGACGTGGATCTTCACTCTGGCTGAGGAAAGAGCATTCCAGCAGTGGCTACGCAGCCCAAACTATCTCAACCGGGGCCTAAACTGGTTCAGGATGAATATCAATCTGGGCGGCAGTGGCCTCCAGTTGCAGGAGCTTCACTTCACGCAGATGCCGGTGCAAACCAGTATCAACGGCGGGGTGGTGACATGGACAGGAACCGTTATTGCCAACCATCTGTACAACGCTGACGACGAATTTGACGACGTAATTGTTGAGCTGCCGCCGCCGTGGCCTTCAGTGCTTGATATCGTGGTGACTGGCTATCCGGACGGACGCGATCCGGAATCACTGCCGAGGGTGCCGTAATGCCGAGCTTCAGGGAGTACAAGCAGCAGCGACCGACACGAGGCCTTTACGACACTATCACGTTCTACCATCCATCCTTCGGCTATGTCCGCCTGGTCGATAAGCAGTTCTTCCCGAAGACGCTTGGCGGCCAGACGTACAAGCCAGCGCGATTTGAAATCGAAGAGAGCCAGCAAAGCGGCACGCCGGTGATCGACGCAACGGTGAAGTTAGGGCGGCTTTCGTCGGACATCAAAGCGCTGATGAAGGAGTGGAAGGGGGCGGCCAGGCTGACAGCCATCACGGCCACGCGGCAGATATTCGACAGCGGAGACGTGTCTGTGCCGATTAAGTCCTGGCAGTTATACGTCAAGACGGTGGATATCGATGCCGACGCCGCCTCGGTCACTCTGTCTGTCACCAACCCGCTGAATAACAACATCGGAAGGCTCTATGACCCAACGGAATACACTGGCCTTCAATACCTCTGATTTTATCAGCAGGATGATCGGCGTGCCGTGGTCTAACCGCGCCTGCTCATTCGAAAAGACTGATTGCTGGGGGCTGGTTGTGCTGTATTACCGACATGTGCTCGACATTGAGCTGCACCAGACGCCGGGTTACGAAGCCGGGGAGGATTTCTTCACCTGCTATCAGGGAGACGTCGTTTTCTGGCGCAAGGTCGATAAACCGGTCGACGGGGGGATATTTGTCGGGTACCGCGGCGCGCAACCGGCGCACGTTGGCCTGGTACTGAACCGGCAGGCGCTGCACTCGCGTGGAGAGAACGGAAGCGTGCGCATGGACTCGTTGCTGGTCATTCAGCGGGCATTCACCAAAGTGGAGTTTTTCGAATATGGCGCTGGTTGAGATATCGAATTTTCCAGGAACGCCTAAGCTGCGTTGCAGGGTGCCAAACGGCACCCTTTTTTATGACTGGCTGGCGGCCAATGACGCCACTTTCCACCGCGATCTGCTGATCGTCCGCAACGGCGTAAAGCTGGGCGACGATGATGAGCTGGCGTTTGAGCTGAGCGAGCTGGACCACATCCAGATATTCGACCAGCCAAAGGGTATTGTCGATGACATTCTGAGCCCGATCTTTAAAGTGGTTGGTCAGGTATTTTCTTTCCTGGCGCCGAAGCCAGCTATTGCAAACAACGGCGGTAATACCGTCGACTCGCCCAACAATAGCCTGACCGGTCAGACAAACACCGCGCGCGTCTACAAAGCCAAGCCGGACATCTACGGGCAGATTCGTTCGTTCCCGGATCTGATCCAGGAATCAGTATTCGAATACGTACACCAGACTTCCACAGACGGCGGCCTGAAGTACGTCACTGAATGGATGTGTATTGGGATCGGCAAATACGATTACGAGTCTGTGCGCTACTCAGAATCAAGCCTGGGCTCTCTGGCTGGTGCCGAATTCCAGTTCTTCCAGCCAGGAGAAGTTATCCCGCAGATCGTCGAGGGATACGGGTTCGATGACGTTGACGGCCAGGAGGTTCCCGGGCAGAACGAAGCCAGCGACTTCCCGATCGAAACAGCAACGGCAAACACGGTGGTCAGCGGAACGTATTCCGGCGGCCAGATAGCGATGAAAATCGTGAAACAAGCCGAGTTCGATTATTTCATGGGGCTGGTTCTGCCGCACGCTGTGACTTTCACCATCAACGTGACGTACAGCACGGCCTCAGGCAGCGTCACCACCGACGCGACATTCTCAGGCACGCTGATTTCAGCGGTTGAAACAAACGACGGTGCAGTGGTTAACCCGGTGCGCTGGTACACGTTTACGATGAACCAGCTCGAGGGACCACAGGACATCCCGGCGAATGCCACTATCAACACCACGAAATTCATCCTCAACGATAACGAGGCGCTGGTGGTTGGGCCGTTCTTTTCCCCGGTCGAGTCAACGCAGCTGTGGCTGCATACCCAGTCCAGCCTCGGCGGGAAGAAAGAGACCAACTGGAAGGTTGTCATCTGGAAAATCGACGACGACTACAACCAGGTCCCGGGAACTCAGCAGACGTTTACGTACCGACAGACGACGCCGCACCAGTCGACGAGCGAGGTGTTTTATCGCACTGACAAAATCACACCCACGGGCGGCTTCGGGAAATACGCGGTCAGCTTCCAGCGCACGGATAACTCCGGCGACGCGTCACTGCTCAAGGTCGAAGAGATCCACAGCATCAACATCAGGACAAACGTCGTTCACCCGACCGACACGCTTGTGCGAGTAAAAGTCCGGGCGACAGAGAACGCTCTTGGCAGCCGCGAGCGCAAATATAACGCACTGGTGACGCGCCATACCATTACGTACGACCTGGACACGCAGACGGTGGATTACACCCTGAGGCCGTCGCGCTCGTTCGCTGATGCAGTGGCTCACACCTGGCTCATCATGGGTGAGCAGCCGGTAAGCAGCATTGACCTGTACGGGCTGTACTCGATCGCCGAAAGCCTGCCTGATGAGCGACTGGGCTACTTCGACTACACGTTTGACGACGAGAACGACTCACTCGGCGATCGCGTGCAGGCGATCTGCAATGCGGCGTCGGTGGTGGCGTACTGGGATGACGGCGTGCTGACGTTTACTCGAGACCAGAAGGTTGATTGCCCGGCGGCCGTATTCAACCGGGCGAACATGAAGACTGACGAGTACAAAATGACGTACGAAGCTACTCTTCCGGGCGGTTATGACGGCGTTCAGGTGTCCTACGTCCACCCGACAACGAACAACAAGACGTACATCAACTACCGGGTTCTGAACGGCGCCATCGTCGAACAGGAAGCGGAAAACCCGAACAAGCTGGAGATCGTCGGCTTCCGTAATGAGTATCAGGCCCGGGAGCGAGCTCTGCGCGAAACCAAGCGCCTGATCTACTCGCGCGTGAAGATGAACGCCAAGGTGTTTGAGGACGGCATTATCCAGGTCGGTAGCGTCATTCAGATGCCCGACATCTACGACAGCAACCAGCAACAGGGTTACATCACCGGGCGCGCCGGTAATAACTTTGATACCAGCGAGCCGATCACGTTTACCGGTTCGATGTATGTGCTGGTTACCGACAGCCTGGGTAACCCAACTCTGCGTTATCCAGCGGCTGCGCGTGGCGACACGAAGTACGGATTCACCGCGGCTATCCCCAACATTCAGCTCAATATCTGGAACGGAGACACTGTGCAGCTCCCGTCCCGCTACCTCATCGCGACCGTTGAGGAACTGGACAGTCAGCTATGGACGGTCAACAGCATCAAACCTAACACAGATAACACGGTATCTCTGACCGTCGCGGAATACAGCGACGCCATCTACGAATAAGAACCGTCCCCGACAAACCTAACCCGGCCATCGCGCCGGGTTTTTTATGGAACTAATATGGCTACGCAACCTACCAATTTACCTGTCCCAAGCGAATCACCGCGCGATCTGAAGTTTAACGCCGGGAAAATTGACGAATTCGTTACGTCTTTAACGCTGCAATACATCGATCGCTTTGGCAATGCTCATTACACCATTGAAGGCCTGCGCTGGCTGGCGCAACAGGCTATTGCCCAGTATGGATGGATACCTGTAGGCACTTTCCAGGATGGTGCTACGTTAACTTTGCCTAACCAAATTCTTAAAGATACTACAGATGGTTCATACTACCGTTGGGACGGTGATTTACCAAAGACTGTCCCATCTGGTTCAACTCCGTCTACGTCTGGCGGAACTGGCGTTGGGGCTTGGCTTAGTGTGGGAGATTCTACTCTTCGATCTATGCTAGCAGCGCCAGGCGGAGACAAGTTGATTGGTAGCTCATGGGGTGGGGCTAGCGTTTGGGAAGATTACCCTTATAAAGGCAGCGTTAAGCCGTCGAAGGTTATTTACCCAACCATGATAAACAGTGCCATTCAGACAATACTGTCTGGTGGTGGGGAGATATATGTATCTGACGGAACATATGAAATAACCTCAACATCAGAGACATGGAAATTATCTCAAAATACAAGAGTGACATTTTCATCTGGTGCGTTGTTGAAGCCAACAGTTGATGGTGTCACTGTACTCCGCATGTCATCTTTAGATGTTTCCAGTCAGTTCATCAGGAACGCCAAATGTTTTGGCCCAAGAATCAACATGACTGGTCGATCTGGATGTATCGGTATTCATTTTTACAACGCAAGGAATAACTCTGGAATATATTACCCATGGGTCGACATGGGGATTGGCACTAATAACACGGGAATAAAAGTTGAATTCATGTCATATGGCCTTACTATCAGAGACCCTGAAGTTCTCAATGGAGGGGTTGGAGGTAGAAGAATATTCATTTTAAATGGACCAAACGCCATCAACATTGAAAATCACAGAGGTTATTCCTCGGACCCGGCAAACAAATGTGATTATGGCATAGTTATATTCAACAGCACAGACGGCAGCACCAATGTAGATTTTGTTAACACATTCACCACTGCTGCTGTTTGCATAACAGGGGGCTTTAGTCAGAACACCAGTCTATATGGAATTAATGACAGTGCCGATGGAACCAATGTTTATGGGATGTATTTTGAAAGAAATGATGTAGCTGATATAAGCCTGAGCAGCGGGAGCAGGGACTTTTATTGTGTTGGCATTCAGCATAGCCACTCAGTAGGTGATTGCATGTACCGAGGTCGGGGATGTGTAGGCGCAGTTATACAATCACCTAGCAATGGACTAAGAACTCGATGGTTCGATTTTTCAGGTGCTAGTCAATGTTATGCTTACATTCCAAGAGCAAGGGCATTCCCTGCCGGAACACTGGTTCCTATTGGGAATACTGATGGTTTAGCTGTTGACCGTGGAGCTCAATCATTTTCTCAATATACTTCAACATCGCTTCCTATCGATATCAGGCAGGGTTACGCGCTTTATTACCTTAATGTTACTTCTGGCATGAACATCACTGTTTCTGGAACGCCATATAACGGACAAAAGATAAACATGCTCGTTCGAGGATCAGAGATATCTTCATTGTCGTTTTCTGGCGTTCCAGTGGATGTTACAGGAGCAAATACAACCCAAACAAAAACCGCCTCATTCACTGCAACATACTGGACGGTTCTTGGGAAGTGGACGTTAACAATGCCTCAATGGACCGCCTCATCATGACCTATATCATGCATACGATTAAATATGAATAGGCCACCAATAGCCATGCTGACGTCAAACAAAAACATAACCCTTGTTCCGCTAGCATAAGCCGTAGGTGAAAATCCAATCATCAGAGCGGAAAGGACTCCGCATAACAGTACTACTGAAATCAATGTAGCATCCTTAGCGGTTTTTGAAGCCAACAGACATGTAACCAGTATCGATGATAACGACAAGAGGTTAATAAAATAATTTATGTAAACAACTGGATATCGCCATGTTGCTGAAGAAATATACTCCTCAAATCTTATTAATCTTGACAGCATAGTATCAGGATAAAATGACAGAATGAAAGATAATACTTTTAATGAAAGTATGGATATCATTGCAGCATTCACAAGGCAAAAATCGCAGCGCCTCAAGAGGAAAGCTATAGATAAAATGCTCACGATAAAGAAAAGAAAGTTGTCATTGAAATTTATTTGATTAGATATTCTATCAACACCAACTGCTAACTTATGGAAAACACTATAGTTATTAAAGTCTGGCATCCAGTTTGAGATTTCAGAATGCAATCGAATGACATTGCCAGGAGCTGCCAGAACAATTATCCCGCCGCAAACTAAGCATGCAAAGAATGTAATATCATAGGCTGAAATGCCATCAGACCTATATTTGATGGCAAGGTATGCCAAGACCCCTATGAACGCGGTCACAGCAAATTGCTCATTGTTGCATGCTAAAAATATTAATAAGCAAGATAAGAACTTCTTGATACTTGATTGGTTTTTTTCCAGAAATGTCAGTATTGAGTACATTCCAATCGAAATTGGTATTATGTAGTTATAAGCCCCGGTAATCCACAGTGTGGCTTGCCTGTTCGTATGGAAGTCTGACAACATAATCAACAATGCAGCACTAACTAATGATAATGAGACAACCCCATCTTTAGATGAAAATTTAGCTATGCAGTAACTCATTAGAATGCAAGATAAGGCTATTATAATCTGTGGAAAATATAAAATGTTTATAGTTTTCATTAGAAATGCTTCAATGAAAACCCGACCACTCCATGTCATGTACCTAATTTTTAAAATATCAGGAAGAGAGTACTTTCCCAGGGCTGTTGAAAAGAAATGATCGTCGGTAATATCTTTATAAACGACAGAAATTAAAACGTACATGATGCACACTGATATGGTTATTAAAGACACCACATTTAAATTTTTCTTGTTAACTGCAAACATGTTTCATTCCTCTGATTGTTCCATCATTCTCTGTTATAACATAGATTTCATTTGATGGACTAAGACCGAAGATACTGAATCTCGAAGCTGATGAGTAACCAGTTAGATCGAATTTCTTCTTTTCAGCTTTAAAGTAAGAGGTTACATCAGGCCTATTCTCTCTTACAGTTTTAATTTTGTACAAGGTTCCCCCGTCATTTAAAACAACATAAGTATTACCCTTATACATTCCTTCATATTTGGTTGTGGGGTAAATCCATCCTTTAACATAAACAGAAGATTTCCCTAAATGACATTTTTCAACATTGCCCTTAACCTGACTCCATATGACATCATTCTCGCCATATTGTAGCTTTTCCGGTCTATTCCAAACTATAAATGTGATTGCTACAGATATAGCACTGAATAAACATAGCCCTGAAAATGTTAGGCTCAGGCGTTTTCTATTAAGCATTTTTTTTACCCCTCAGCACATATCTCGGTCTGCCCTTGACTTCTACGTATATCCTTCCTATGTATTCTCCTAGTACACCAATTCCGATCAGCTGAATGCCGCCAAGGAAAAGAATAGACACAAGTAAAGATGGATAACCACGTACAGCATTACCGAACACCAACGTGTCGAAAATCATCCACGCACCATAGAGGAAAGCTGCACCGGCCACGAACAAGCCGATGTAAGTCCACATGCGCAACGGGAATGTAGAGAAGCTTGTAATGCCCTCAAGGGCAAGGTTCCATAGTTTCCAGCCGTTGAATTTAGTGTTGCCTGCTACGCGCTCGGCTCGGGCATACTCGACTACATCAGTGCGCCCACCAACCCATGACAAGACACCTTTCATGAAAAGGTTACGCTCAGGCAACAGCTTAATATTTTCTACAACCTCACGAGACATGAGCCGGAAGTCGCCAACGTTTTCCTCAATTTTCGGATTACTGATTTTATTGTGAAGCTTATAGAACCACTCTGCGGTCTTGCGTTTCAGGCGGCCATCGGTGGATCGGTCAGCGCGTTTAGCGAGCACCATATCTGCACCGTCCTGCCATTTTTCGATCAGGTGCGGAATAACCTCGATAGGGTCCTGCAAGTCGACGTCAATTGGGATAATCGCTTCTCCGGTGGCACAATCAAGACCAGCGAATAGCGCAGGCTCTTTGCCAAAGTTGCGAGTGAACGACAACGGAACCACAAGCGGATCGGCAGTAGCAAGCGCGTTAATAATTGATTCTGTCGCGTCTTTACTGCCGTCATTGATGAAGACTATCTCTACTTCATGCTGCTGAAGCCCTTCAAATTCCCGAACCGTTTTATAAAAAATAGGTATCGCGTCTTCTTCGTTGAAGACGGGAACGACCAGAGAAATTTTCATTTCGCATCCCTAAAGACAATGAACTTTGAATAGATAAAACCGCACACCAGACTGATTGCGGAGAAGAGAATGAGAGTCACAATTGGAGCCATACCGGACTTATCGGCAGCCCAACCAACAGTTGCGCTCAAGGATCCCATAAACCCTACATACAGCATGTAGCGCATCGTGGTTGTCGAAGACTTAAACGTGAACCTGGCGTTTGCAAAGAAGCTGAATGACACCGCCACGACGAACCCGGCGAAGTTGCCAAGAGCCTGACCTGTGTGAAACGCGTATATGCAAATAGCGAACACAACCCAGTGAATGAGCGTGTTTATGACGCCGATCGATGTGTACTTAGCAAAGAGCTTTAACATTATAAAAATCAGTCAATTCGGAAAGGTCTGAAGTTTAGCACCACTGTGAAACTTGATCGACCCTCATATTTGACGATACTGTATATGTATACAGTTATTTTGTGAGGTGATTATGCCACGCACAGCAGACATTCATGCCGCGTTTGTTGCGGCCATAGAGTTAAACCCCAAGGGGTATCGTTACCTGAGCACAGACGCATTCGTAGAGAAATTGCGGGAGTTCAACTGGCACTATACGCGCGAAGAAGCGAATGCCTGGATAGAGCGATACCAAAAAGACTTTGCTGACAAGACGACAGACGGTAGCGATAACAGATACTGGATCCTACGTAACATGGGGAGGGGCCAGTAATGGGATTTGCATCACCTGCAAGCGATTATGTCGAGCGCCAACTTTCACCCGAGGTGATTTGCAACATCGGCGCAGAAAGTAGGGTGCTTGAAACTGATTCAGGATTTGCAGTCATTGAACCAGCAGCCAAATGCGCGCCCGGCGATGTGCTGCTTATACTTTGCGATGGTCATACGCAGTTTGCCAAGTTGATGGGGAAATCGCTCATTACAGATGATGGAGAGGCAATAGAGGGAAGCGCACTGGAAGAAGTAGAGGTGCTTGGACGCGTCACGTTCTTCATCAATCGTGCAAGCGATGACGACGACTGCCCGGTGATGTAATGGGGCATGGGTGGGGCATAAAACAGCACTCGATCTAAGGTGAACTTAGACGACTGATGTTTTCGACATCTGCAACCATCTGTTATTTGGAGCGCTCTTGGACGATCTTTGTCGATTATGAAAAATGTATGCTCATGTGATGGGGATGCAGGTGTAAACCTTCCAATCTTACGCTGGCAGCCTGATGGCTTTAATGCCACAATATTTTTTTCTTCGCATGCAGGAAAGATGATGAAAAAAGTAGCAATTGTGGCTGCGATGCTGACGTTAGCGGGATGTGTTCAGGTTGATAACTATCAGGAAGTGATTAAGCACCCGGTACCTTCGCAACTGGCAGGTTACTGGCAGTCGAAAGGGCCGCAGAGCGCGATGGTGAGCCCGGAAGCGATCGCCACGCTGGTGGTGACGCCAGAGGGGGATACGCTGGATTGCCGTCAGTGGCAGCGCGTTATCGCGGTGCCGGGTAAGATCATGCTGCGTTCAGATGATTATTATAACGTGACGCGTAAGCTGGATGTCTATCCGCTGGAGCGTGATGGGGCGGCGCTGGAGTATGACGGTATGGAACTGTACAAGGTTGACCGTCCAACGGTGGAATGCGCAGATTACCTGAGCAAGAATCCGCTGGAGAGTAAGCTTCCGTAA